AATCAGACTTTGAGTTATTAAATGACGTTACATCAATATTAACATCAAGTGGTAATAATCCAACACAAGTTACTGGATTAGTTGCATCAAATATAACAAGCACATCATTTACTGTTACTTGGAATCCAAGCACATCTCCAGATAATATTACAATGTCTTATTATGTTGTTTATGCAAATGGTGTAGCAGTTGGTGGGTCAATGGCACAACCTTTACAAACAACTTATTCAGATACTATTACTGGATTAAGTCCAGCAACATCATATTCAATTACAGTAGTTGCTTATGATATTTTATTAAATGAATCAACACCATCTGGTGCATTAGTAATTAACACATTACCATAATGATAAAAGAAATATTAGAATTGTTGAAAGACACAGATTGTAATGCAGAGATTGTACAATTAGCAAAAGGAAAAAATAAGTTTCCAGATAATTTTAAAGAAATATTTAAAAGACAAAAACAAGAAATAAAATGGAAAAAATAGTAATTGATTTAGTAGCAAAAACAGATAAAGCCACAAAGGAGATTGAAGAATTAAAAAAATCCATAGAAGGTTTAAATAAACAAATAGTAGATTCAAATAAAGATACTGTTGATTCTTTAAAAAATATAGAAAGTCAATCTAAAAAAAGTACTAATATTGTTAAAAGACTAGCTAAAAGTTTTACTGGTGTTGGATTAGCTATGAAAGCTGCTGGGTTTGCTTTAATAATGAAAGCAGTAAATGCTCTTGGTGGTGCTATGGCATCAAATCAAAAGGTAGTTGATTTAATGAGTAGTACTTTTGAAACTATTAGTATTGTTCTTAAACAAGTTTCAGATGTTTTTATATCAATGATAGAAAAAGTATCAAATCTAACTGGTGGTTTTGATGCATTACAAAAAGTTATTGGAGGTAGTTTATCACTAGCAATAAATGTTGTTGTTGGTGCTATTCAAGGAATTGTACTTGGTGTTCAAAAAGCACAATTAGCTTGGGAAGAATCTTTCTTTGGAAATGGCGACCCAAAAGAAGTTAAAAGATTGACTTTAGCAATAACAGAAACTCAAGAAAAACTTATTGAAACTGGTAATAGAATTTCTAGTTCTGGAAAACAAATAGCAAGTAATTTTGTAGAAGCAGTAGGAGAAGTAGGCTCTTTGGCTCAAGGTGTTGCAGAAGCAGTTTCAGAATCTATTGAAAAAGTAGATGTAAGACAAGCTATTGCAGATGGTAAACGTATTGCGAATGCAAAAAAGAATTTTGAACTTTTAGCATTACAACAACAAAGGTTAGTTGAAAAATATGATTTACAAGCAGAACAACAAAGACAAATAAGGGATGACGAAAGTAGAACTATAAATGAAAGAATACTTGCTAATGAAAAACTTGGAGAAATACTTTTAAAACAAAATGAAGCTGAAAAACAAACTGTTCAATCAAGAATAGATGCTCTTAAAGAAGAAGAAAGATTAAAAGGTAAAAGTATAGAATTAACAAATCAAATATTTGAGTTAGAAACTGAAATGATTGCCATTGATGCTAAAGTAGCTGGTTTTAAATCTGAACAATTAACAAATATAAATTCTTTAAAAAGAGAACAAAGAGATTTAGAGAAAGATAATGAAGAAACTAGATTAGATGAATTACAAGAAAGAGCCGATAGAGAAGTAGAGATAGAACAAAGTATTGCAGATAGAAAAAGACAGATAAATATGCAGTATATTGGTTTTGCTGCTGGTTTAAGTGGATTGTTGCAACAAATAGCTGGTAAAAATAAAGCAATTGCTACTGCTGGTTTAATATTAGAAAAAGGGGCTGCTATTGCTAACGTAGTAATTGGAGCAAGTCAATCTATTGCATCTGCAAAATTTAATGAATCTAAAATACCATTCTTTATTCCAACTCCAACTGGTATTCCTCTTTTTAATCCATTAAAACCAGCATCTTTAGCTGCAACTGCAAAATCAATAGCAATGACAAAGATTGGTGCTGGGTTAGCAATAGCTGGTATTGGTGCTACTGCAATTGGTCAAGCAAGTGGAGTATCTGGTGGTAATGTAGATACATCTAAACCACCTATTCCTTCTGTACCAACTGCTCCATCTACACCTCCAGCATTTAATATAGTTGGTCAAAGTGGTACAAATCAATTAGCATCAGCTATTGGTGGACAATCACAACAACCAATACAAGCATTTGTAGTTTCAAGTGAAGTATCAACTGCACAAGAATTAGATAGAAATATAATTGAAGATGCAAGTATAGGAGGTTAAAAATATAAAATAACACTAAAAAAATATTATATAATTATGAAAATAATAGAACTTATTTTAGATGATGACGAAGCAATAGGAGTAGAAGCTATTTCTGTTGTTGAGAATCCAGCAATTGAATCTGATTTTGTTGCACTTAATAAACAAGAAATTAAACTTGCTGAAATAGACAAAGAGAAACGTTTGTTAATGGGTGCTTTACTTATACCAAAGAAACCTATTTATAGAAAGTCTGGAGAAGATGAGTACTATATTTTCTTTTCTGAAAAGACTGTTGAGAAAGCATCTCAAATGTATTTGATGAATGGCAATCAATCTAATTCTACATTAGAACATGATTCAGAATTGCAAGGATTAACTCTAGTTGAATCTTGGATAGTTGAAGATAAGCAAAAAGATAAAACAGCATTATATAATTTAGATGTCCCTGTAGGCACTTGGATGGGTTCTGTTAAAGTAAACAACGATGAAGTTTGGAATGACTATGTAAAGACTGGTAAAGTAAAAGGTTTTTCAATAGAAGGTTATTTTGCTGACAAGATGGAAAGACCAAACGAAGAACTAAAAGAAGAATTAGCATCATATACAGACTATCCACAAGGAGCAACAAACAATGCAAAGAGAGCATTAGCTTGGGTAGAAAAGAATGGATGGGGAAGTTGTGGAGAAGCAACTGGAAAACGTAGAGCAAATCAATTAGCAAAAAGACAACCAATAACAAGAGATACAATTGCTAGAATGGCATCATTTAAAAGACATCAACAACATAAAGACGTACCTTATTCAGAAGGATGTGGTGGACTTATGTGGGATGCTTGGGGTGGTACTGCCGGTGTTAATTGGGCATCAAGAAAACTTGATCAATTAGAAAAGCTAGAAGAACTTAAAAAACTATTATCATAATGAGAGCAGTATATTGTAAATGTAAAAATACTTATTCGATAGATTGCAAAAATAAAAATGATAAAAATTGCAAGACACCAGAGTATTGGAAACAAGGTATAGGAAGAATAAGTGCATCAGAAGAAGAAGAGTAAAATTTGAAAATGTAAAATTAATCTTAATTTTTATTATATAAATATGAACACAAAAGACACACTTAACAAGGTTAGAGCTGTACTTGGTATTGAAGTAAAGCTAGAACAAATGAAACTTGAGAATGGTGCTATCTTAGAAGCTGAAAAATTCGAAGCTGGAGCAGAAGTATTTGTCGTTGCAGACGATGAAAGAGTTGCTATGCCTGTTGGAGAATACGAAACTGAAGATGGTAAAATGATTATAGTTTCTGAAGAAGGAATCATTGCTGAAATTAAAGAGGTTGAAGCTAAAGAAGAAGAAACTCAAGAAACTGAAGCAAAAGAAGAAGTAGTTGAAGAAGAAGAGTTATCTACTGAAACTGCATCTCCAAAGAAAATAGTTAAATCAATATCAGAAGAAATGTTTTTCTCTGAAATTGAAAAACTAAGAACTGAAATCAACGAGCTAAAATTATCTAAAACAGAAGTTGTTGCAGAAGAAGTAGTTGTTGAATTATCAGAAGAAAAAGTAGAGTTATCTACCGAAGAAGTTGAAGGTATTTCTCATAATCCAGAGAATGTATCTGACAAAAAAGAAACAACACTTTATTCTCAAAAAGGGAATAAAAACACATTAAGAAGTAGAATATTTAACAAAATAAACAAATAAAAAATGAGTTTATCAATTACAACCACGTATGCTGGGGAATTTGCTGGAAAATATGTATCAGCAGCACTTTTATCTGGTAATACAATCGCTAACAACTTAATCGAAGTTAAGCCAAACATAAAGTTTAAAGAAGTATTAAAAAGAGTAGATCTTTCTGGTGCTATTAAAAATGCATCTTGTGATTTTACAGATGCTGGAGTAGTTGCTTTAACAGAAAAGATTATTGAGCCAAAAGAATTGGCAGTAAATTTAGAATTATGTAAAACTCCTTTTCAATCAGATTGGGAAGCAGTATCAATGGGATATTCTGCTCATGATAATTTACCAAAAACTTTTTCTGATTACTTTATTGGTTTAATGTCTGAATCAATTGCACAAGCTACCGAAAATGATATTTGGGGAGGAACTGCTGGTGATGGAACTTTTGACGGTTTCAAAACTTTATTAAACGCTGATGCTGGACACACTGGAGCAAAGAAAATTGCTGGAGCTGCTGTAACTGCTTCAAATGTAGTTGAGAAACTAGGAGATATTGCAGACGCTATTCCATCAAGCGTATATGGAAAAGAAGATCTATATATTTATGTTGCACAAAACATATTTAGAGCTTATAAAAGAGCTTTAGGTGGATTCCAAACTGCTGGACCTGGACATAACCAAGACATGGATGTACAATATTTTGATGGTATTAAAGTTGTAGCATGTAACGGATTAGATGACAACAACGCTATAGCTGCACAAAAATCTAACTTATTCTTCGGTACTGGAGTATTATCAGACCACAATGAAGTAAAAGTATTAGATATGGCTGATTTAGATGGTTCTCAAAATGTACGTTTCATTATGAGATATACCGCCGCTGTACAATATGCGGTTGTTGAAGATATCGTATCTTACGGATTAGGACTATAATCTATATAACAAACAATAATAATGAGGGTAGGTAGTTCATCTGCTTACCCTTTTTTAATAACTTAAAAAAATAAAAATCAATGGCTTGTTTACTTACATCTGGTAGAGCTTTACCTTGTAAAAGTAGTGTTGGTGGCTTAAAAGCAGTTTATTTTGCAGACTATGGTACTTTAGGTTTACCTACAATAGATTCTGGAGAAATTGCTGCAATTGCTGGAACACCAGACTTTTTCAGATTCGACATCAAAGGTAATTCTTCACTAGAAACCACAATTAATAGTTCAAGAGAAAACGGAACTACATTTTACACACAAACTTTAAATTTAACTTTACCAGTTTTAGATAAAGCTACGCAAGAGCAAATAAAAATATTGGCTACTGCACGTCCACACGTT